TCATCGGCCTGCTGACCGTGGTGGTCGGGGCCGCGGTGAAATTCTGGAAACCCAAACGTGAACCGACGCTTCTGGACCGGCTGGCCGACGTGGACCGCGAACTGGCGGAGCAAGATGCTGCTGCTGTCAATGATCGCGTTGAGTCTCGGCTGCGGCTGCTTAACCCGAAGGGTGGTGGTGATTCCGTCCGACCGCCAAGTGCTGCCGGTGAGCGCCGGGAAAGCCTTCCTCCCGCCGGTCAATGGGTGGTTCGTCCCGGGGGCGCGGATGCAGGAAATGATCCACGCGCTGGAGCGAAAGGCTGAGCCATGAATGCCGAACAGGTCAAAACGGTGATGAATGCGGCGGGCGCGGTGCCCATGTTTCTGGAGTTCGTGCTGGACCGGGAGTATGCCTGCCCGGACGAGGATTATATCCGTGGCGACTTCGCCAAGTGGTTCTGGGCCGAGCAATACCGGCGCGGCGTGGCGGTGTGGCGACCGGAGGCCAACGACTGCGACAACTTCAGCGTGCGGGCCTTTGCCGACATGAGCCTGGCGCATTCGCTCACGTCGCCGGGCAGCAACAAGGGGCTGGCCTTTGGCTTGTTCTTCTACCAGCCCGACGGGTCCAAGGAATATCACGCCATCTGCTTTGCCATCGTGAAAGCACCGGATGGGAATTACCGCGTGGTGTTCTTCGAGCCGCAGCCGCAGGCGGACACGTTCGGCCTCCTGCAACTCACTCAAACCGAAATCACCTCATGCGTCGGATACTTGCTTTGCTGACCGTGCTGGTGGCGCTGGGCGTCACCGGCTGCCAGACCACCCCGCCCACGCCGGCCCCGCCGCCGATGCGTTACTCGGAACCGTGACTTTGTGAACCGCCACCGCGCTTACTGGCCGCTCGATGACGCCCCGCTCAAGGACGGCGACGGCGGCTTTGTGGGCGTGGACGAGCGCCTGGACCCGGACATCCTGCCGCCGGGCATGGTGGCCAGCGCCACCAACTGCCGCTTCCGCAACGGCCGCGTGGAGCCCCGCGCCGGCATCACCATCCTGCCGTGGATGAAGGCGGACGGCCGCACGCCGTTCATCACCACGGGCGCGATGCACGTCTTCAAGGTCAGTCCGCCCAATGCGTATGCGGCCTACGTGGGCACTGGCTCCGGGTCATTCACTCCAGATGGCAGCAACAACGCCGTCATTGGCATTCGCTTCGGGGAGCTGGTGAGCTTGCAGCAGGTGCGCATCTACCACGACTATCCGGCTCCGTGGGCGGAAGGCTGGGGCACCTATGACTGGGTGGTGGGCGTTTATGCGGCGTCAGCCATCATCAACGGCGTGCGCGCCAACACCAGCTATGTGTCCAACTTGGGCGTGACCGTCCAGGAGCTTCAGGTGGCCTTCGGGGTGAATGCCCCGGCGGTCTTCAACAACGAGATGGCAAACCATTGCTTGCGCGTGGATTGCGTGACAAGCACCGGCACCTTGACCGGCTATTTGACCTACGGACCCGCATGAGCGTTCAAGGAGCCACTCTTTACTCGGACCCGAACGGGACGGAATGGATATTCGTCGCGGCCGGGGGGCGCGTGTATGCCACGGGGGAGGGCCGTGTGTCCCGCGAGATTTCTCTGAACGGCGAGACCATCACGGGCAACGTCAGCTTCACGCAATGCTACGACAAGCTCCTGCTCTGGCGCGGCACCGCCAGCAGCCCGCTCCAGATGGAGACCTTTGGCGCGGGCTTTGTGGCCGTCACGCAGACCAGCAGCGACGCCGGCAACGGCACGGGCACGCAGGTGATTCCCAACAGCGACGGGGCGCGCTTCTTCCAGAACCGCGTCTTCGTGCCGTTTATCTACGAAGGCACCAAGAAGGACTTTGTGGCGGTCGGGGACATCGGCAACTACACCCGCTACAAGTTTCCGCAGCAGGCGTTTCGCTTTAACGACGGGGCGGATGACGACATCGTGGACCTCGCGCCGTTCGGGCGCATCTCAATGGTGGTCTTCAAGCAGAAGTCCGTCCGCATCGTGGACAACCTCGTGCCGGACAGCAACGGGGACTACTCGACCGCCGTATCCGACCTCGTGACCAGCACGCACGGTCTGGTCGCGCGCAATGCGTGGGTGCCCGTAGGCCGCGACCTCTTCTACGTCAGCACCAAGGGCGTGACCAGCTTGCAGCTCACCGAGGAGAACCGCGTGAAAGGCGTGGACTTGCCGCTCTCCGCGCCGCTGGCAGCGACGTGGGCGCGCATCAACTGGAATCTGCGGGACCAAATCCGCATCGGCTACTGGGACAACAAGCTCTACGTGGCGCTGCCGCTCGATGATGGCCGGGTCATTGATACTGACACCAACCTTGCCACCGGCACCTACAACATTGTCACGGGCAACCTCTCCCTCTCCGTCACCAGCGGCGCGGTCTATTACTTCGAGTTCGGGGCCAATGAGGTGACGCTGACCAACGGGGCCAGCACGCTTACGCGCAGCGGCTTCTTCACCGCCAGCACCAGCAGCGTGGTCTTCAACGGCACGCTGGGAGCCGCCACCACCGCGACGCTTTACTACGTGCCGTTCTACAACTGCAACACCGCCGTGGCGGTCTATGACTTCCTCACCGGCGCTTGGGCGGGCGCGGACCAGACGGACTACGTGACGCATGTGAAGGAGTGGCTCACCGCCACCATCCAAGGCCGCCAACGGCTCGTGGCCGTGACGCCTGATGGCCTGTTGCGCTTGTGGGAAGAAGGCTTCGAGGACGAACGCATCACTACGATTGCCAACCCCTACGTGGACCTCACGGTGGAGAGCCAGCCCGACACCGACAAGACGCTTCAGCTCAACACCTCCAGCGGCGACCTCGTGACCGCCAGCACGGCCGCCAGCGCGAACAGCGGCCTTACCTGGGGCACCAGCACCACCGCGCTGGCCCGCACCAACCTCTTCGCCGGCTGGGCTGCCATCCCGTGGGCGGCCACGGGCGGCACCGTCACGCAGCAGGATTGGGGCATCCGCTGGACCAGCAGCACGAGCAGCCTGCCCGCCTTTGCCATCAACGGCGTGACCATCCAGAACTCCGGCGCGTTCGACTGGGCTTATGTGGACCTTGTGACTGGCACCCAAATCACCACGCAAAGCGTGAGCACCAGCGTCACCACGCGGGGCTACGCCATGCAGGACCCGGATGGCAAACGCTTCCAACAGGTGGCCGCGATGGTCGAGACATGGGCTCCCAGCTTCACCCTCACCGGCATCACGGACGGCGTGAACGAGACTACCACCGTGGCGTCCGCGCAGACGCGCAGCAACACCACCTACTCCATCAGCCAAACGGCATGGGACAGCACCAACGCCAACGACGACCACGGGGACCCGTGGCGGGAGGACTACAGCGTGGCGCTGGGCGCGGGCTTTAACCTCGGCAGCGGTGTGAACCTGCAACTTCAGCAGACTTCATTAGTTCGCCTGAAAATGGTTCAGCGGGGCAATTCCTGCCAGCTCACCTTGGCGAACACGCAGGGCCGGTGCATTCTCAAGAGCGTCAACATGGACGCCATCCCGGGCGACCGGACAATGGGCACCAAGTATTCGGGCTGATTTATGGCACTTACCGCAACCGTCACGCCGGCCAAGACGCTCGTGGGCACCGAGCGCGTCACGAACTCGAAGCTCAACCAGGGCTTCGCGCCCACGGTCACGTTGAGCGGCACGGCGGACACGTCGCAAATCACGGACGACGCCGTGACTGCCGCGAAGGCAGCCTTTGGAGCGTGGTTTTACTGCTCCGCCAGTGGCACCAACACCATTACGCTTACGGCCTCGGGCCACACCATCACACTGGTCGAGGGCATGATTGCCCGCTTTAAGGTTGCAACGGACAACACTGGAGCGGTGGATATTACGTTTGGCGGCAGCACCAAGGACTTGTTCCGCTACTACAACTCTACGACCGCCGCTGGGGTAGAGCTGGCGGCTGGCGACTTGCGGGCTGGGCAGAATTGCGAGGTCATTTACGACGGCATCCGCTGGCAGTTGCTTTCGGCATTGGGCAGCTCGCAGGTGGTGGTCGGCATTGATGCCGGCAGCACGGACGCCTACGCCATCACGCCCACGCCCAGCGTGCGCGCCTACTCCGACCTAACCGGCGTGCCCGTTGTCTTCAAGGCCAACACCATCAACTCGGAAGCCGCCACGTTGCAAGTCAGCGGCTTGGGTAGCGCCAAAACCATCGTCAAAAGCTACAACCAAACGCTTGCGGACGGCGACATCAAGGCCGGCCAGTGGGTGACAGTGGTGTATGACGGCACCAGCTTCCAGCTACAAAGTCCCGTTGCAAACGGCACGCCGGCGGTGGTCCGCGACGTTGCCCGAGGGCTTTTTATTAAGAACCATTCGACCAACCCGACGTATCAGCTCACCATCACGGCGGATGAAATTGTGCTGAAGAACGCAAGTGGAGACAGTGTGTTGGCGTCCGCTGTCAGCCTGACCGCAGGCGTTGCTACCACCGGGGCCAACGGCCGCGCCGCGGGTGGCACGGAGCCGGGCACCGAGCAGTCAACGACTTGGTATTACGTGTGGGCCATCAGCAACGGCACCACCACGAGCGCCCTGTTGAGCACCATCAATCCAGTCGAGACCGCCGCGCTGCCGTCCGGCTACACCTACAAAGCCCTTCTTGGCGCGGTCTTCAACGACTCCGGCAGCGACTTTGACACCATGTATCAGGCGGACCGCGTGGTGTGGCTTGATGAAACGAACGCCAGCAGCCTAATCTTCAATAACCAAACGGGCAGCAACAATGCGTGGACCAGCGCCAATATAGCCGCGATTGTGCCGCCGATTGCCAAAGCGGTGGCCGGCACAATGGGCCGCAGTGCCGCCGCCGGCACAAACAACGACAACCAAATGGCGGTCGCGGGTGAAAGCGGTGGCACGACAGTGTGCGCGTGCGTCTGGGGCTCAGTTGTGGCTGACGTTGGAACCTCGATTGACACGTTTCTCAGCGGTCATCCGTTTGACCTCGTGCCGCTGAAGACCTCGCAAACGATTTGGTGGAAGACCTACACCGCTGGATTGAACATGTTTCGACTCACCTTGCGCCGCTACACCATCTGATGACCGCTGAACTCCAGACCCCCATCCGCCAGACCGCCTCGGCCAGCTACGAAGAGCGCGTGCGCCGGGTGTGTGCGCTTATCGCTGGCAGTGACCTTGCGGCCTTGGGCTACATGCAGGCCATTTGCTATGCGGCCCGGCTCATGGATGACGCCGTGGACGCGGACCACGGCCCGGTCGAATATCACCGGCTCTTTCATGTGCTGCTGGTTGAGCTGCCTGCCAATGCTTTCTTCCAGCGGAACCGCGACGCGCTCATTGCCATGCACAGCGCCACGCTCAACGCCTGGCAGGATGCCGATGCGTGGTTGGCGCACCAAGACATCCGCCGCCAGCACGCGCTGGTCTTCCGCGATTACCTCACCGAGCTGGGCCTGCTCGTGGCCTATCTCGTGGGTGGATACGAGCATCGCCGCCAAATTTCTCTTCAAGTCCGCGAGCTGCTCTTGAAACCTGAAACCTGACCTATGGGACTCTACGCACCTGACCCGCCCCCCGTTGTCACTCGTGACCCGGTCGCTGAGACCGTTAATACGCTGCGCGCGCAGCTCGAAATGGAGAAGGGCACCGGCGCGTTCAAGGACATTGGCCCGCGCATCAACATCGAGCGTGAGTATCGCCCGCAATACACCCAGCTCGACAACGACACCGCCCGCGCCGCTCTCTACGGCGACCGGGGCAACAACGGAATGCTCGCCCTCATGGCCGAGTCCGGCCCGGAGATGGACCGTATTGCCCGGCGCGGACTCACCGACCAGCGCGCCGGGGACATCGCCGACGTGAACAACCTCGCCGGGGCTTCCCGCACGGCCTACGACCAGCTCAATCCCGAGGGTGCGGCCATGCTCAAGCGCATCAACGCGCTGCGGATGGAGGAGCTGGCCGACCCCTACGCCATGAGCGCCAGCCAGCGGCGCGGAGCCGAGCAGAACGTGCGCGGGGCGCAAAGCGTGCGCGGCATGGGCATGGGTCCGACCGACGCCTTCCAAGAGGCCATGTATCTGGGCGACCGCCAGCGCGGACTCTACGAAGACCGCATCCGTGGAGCGTCGCAGGCTATCGGGCTGAACCAGTCGTTCTACGGCGACCCCTTCCAGCAAATCCTTGGCCGTCCCAGCGGAAGCAACCCGCAGGGGCTTTACCAGACGGCATCCGGCGTCGGCCCGGACCAAGTGTTCGACCCCTACAGCAGCTACTTCGGCAACGCCTACGGCTTCAATGCCAACGCGCAGAACGCGGCCAACATCGCCGGTGCGAACCAGAACTCGGGTATCCTTGGCGCGGGCCTCGGCGCGCTGGGCACCATCGGCGGTGGGCTGCTGGGCGGCCCCGCCGGCGCGGCCGCTGGCGGCTTCATGGGCGGACTCTTCCGCAAGACACCCTGAACCTATGCGCTCACTCCACACCCCCCAGCAGGAAACCAACAGCGCCTACAACCCCGGCGTCACGTTTCAAGGTGGGCAGTTCCTCGCCCAAGGCATCAGTCAGGCGGGCAATGCCATCACCGAAGGCTTGCAACGGTATGCGGCACAGAAGGCAGAGGACCAGTTCGTCACTCAGCGGGTGGAAAGCCTTGGGCCTTCACTCCAGAAGTTTGCCCAATACGAGAACTTAGCCGATGAGAACAGCCCCGCCGCCAAGCTCGCCGCCAACCTTTCCAACTTCACCAACCTGCCGCTGGCCAAGAAGAAGGCGGTGCTGGTGGATGCAGAGCAATTTATTGGTCAGAAGGAGCAGGAGCAACGCCGCAAGGAGGCAAAGCAAGACAAGCTGCTCGAAAACCAAGACCGGCAGGCGCAGTTTGACGAGCTGAAGCAGCAGCACCGGATCACGAATGACCGCAACTGGCTGCTGGACATGCGGGATGCCGGCCAGCGCAGCTTCGAGAATGTGCGCCAGATGGGCGCGGACGCCCGCGCCGAGCGCAGCACCGCCCTGGCCGAGAAGATTCACGCGGACACGCTGGCGCAACGCGCTGCCGCCCTCCGCGAGAAGCAGGCGGTGGACAAGGATGTGGCCGGTTTCTGGAACTACGTCGCTCCCCGTGTGACCGCTCCGGCGGGCATGGGGCCGACCATCCCGCTCGACATGGCTGCCATCGAGGGCATGAGCCAGTTTCCGCGCACCCGCCAAGACCCGAACTTGGACAACCTTTTGCGCTCCTTGGGTGGGATGCAGCCCGGCTCAACCTTCTCACCTTCACTCAGCACGCAGACGGTCACGATGTCCGACGGCACGAAGGTGGAGATGCCCGTGGGTCGCGTGGGTCCCAACGGCGCGCAGTTCTTCCCGGAGTTCTCCCCGACCAACCGCAAGTATTCGGAGAAGGACGCCGCTGCCCGCACCGCCCGGCCTATGACAGACATCGAGCGGCACCGCATCGTGCGCGACAACGAGAAGGACATCGCCGACCTCACCGCCAAGCTCTCCGAGGTGAACCCGGACAAATCGCCCAAGCTCACCGGCGCGGCCTACTTCCAAGTGCGCAACCAAATCAAGCGCAAGCAGGACGAGATTGCCCGGCTCGAAGCGGAAGCCGGTCCGTCCGCCACACCCGCGCCCGCCGCGCCGGCCTCCGGCCCGGCTCCGGTAGCACCGCCGAGTGGTGCGGTCGAGTTCCTGCGCGCCAATCCCGGCCTGCGCGAGGCGTTCGATGCCAAGTATGGCTCCGGGGCAGCGGCCCGCGCACTGGGACGTTGAACCATGCCCAACCCCTTCGACCAGTTCGACGCCCCCGCCAGCCCGAATCCCTTCGACCAGTTCGATGGCGGCACGGCGACCGCCACGGCCGAGGTTCCCGACCCGCGCCGCGCTGCCAAGGGCCGGGCCTTGCGCGGTGAACTCGTGGCCGAGCGCCGCAGCGGCTACGGGGCGGATGCTCTCATGGCCGGCGCGGACGCGCTGGGCTACGTGGGCGACACTCTCAGCAAGGCCAACCCGCTCACCCTCATCCCGCGCCTGGCGTGGAACGTGAACGAGCTAGGCAAGCCGCCGGAGCAGCAGCAGCCTTTCCCATTGGATGGCAGCACGCCCATCGTGGCCATCCCGCGCTTCACCACCGAGCAGGCCCGTGACTGGCTGCGCACCAGCGGCGTCTCGGACGAGCGCATGGCGGGCATCGCCAACGCGGGCATAGACTTCGCCGAGTTCTTCACCACGCCCACCGGCATCAACACCCTGCTCTCTGGCAAGCTCGGCCCCGAGGTGGCCAAGCGGGCGCTGGCCATGGGCTTCACCGCTGAGATGGCCCAAGCCGCCCCCGAGGCCGCGACGCAGGCCGGCGAACTCGTGGGCAGCGGCGACGTGTCCGAAGGCACCCGTGCAAGCCTAGGCGCAGCGGCGCAAATCATCCTGCCGGCGGCCATCGTCGGCGGCCATGCCAAGCTCCCCCGCGTGCCCACGCCCGGCGAGCGAGCGGGCCGGATGCTGCAAGAAGCCACGGACAACCCCGCCACGATTACCCGGCTGGAGCAGGCGGCGCAGGAGCTGGCCTTGGAGCGCACGCAACCCGAGCGCGGCCTGCGCGTGGAGCGCCCCGAGCGCGCCAACCCGTTCGACCAGTTCGACAAACCCCCTTCCCTGCCGGAGACCGTGCCGACCGAGGTGTCCACCTCAACAGCAGCACCGGATCTGGCGGGGGCTCCTCCTGAACGAATCGAGTTTAGTCCGTTCGACACCGCCGGCAGCGACCCCGCCGCACGTCCCCGCGTGCGCGAAGACAACCGCAGCGAGTGGCAAGACCCGCTCTCGCCCCCGGCCGAACCTGCGGCCACCACCGCGTTTGACCCGTCGGCGGTCCCGACCGTCGAGTTCCCCCTCGCCAAGCTCAAGCTCTCCAAGGACGTGCCCAACTTCAAGGGCGGCGCGTCCGAGGAGACCGGCACCGTGGTCGGGCAGGAACTCGCGGGCAAATACCAGCGCACGGGCACCGCGCCCATCGTCGTCTGGGAGCGGCTCAACGGGGACACCGAAGTCATCACCGGCCGCCATCGCTTTGACCTCGCCCGCCGCACGGGAGAGAAGACCATCCCTGCCCAAGTGGTGCGCGAGGCCGACGGGTTCACCAAAGACCAGGCGTTGACATTTGACGCCGAGGCCAACATCAGGGACGGTCAGGGAGAAGTCGCCGACTATGCAACCTACTTCAAAGGCATCGCCATCACGGAAGCCGAAGCGCGAACGCGCGGATTACTCAGCCGCGCTAAAGGCAATGCCGGCTGGAGCCTGGCGAAAGCTGCCACCGATGACGTCTATGCCCTCTGGCGAGCGGACAAGCTCACGGACGGACAAGCCGTAGCCATCGCCCGCGCGGCTCCCGGCGACGCCGGCGCGCAGCAGATTGGCAGCAAGTTCGCCCTGCAAGGCAAAGGCCCGGACTTCCTCACCAACGTCATCAAGGCCAGCAAGGCGGAGGCCGGCCAACGCGCCGAATCCCTCGACCTCTTCGGCAAGGACGACTCCGCCATGAAGACCATGGCCGAGCAGGCGGAGCGCGCCAGCCAGTTTCAGAAGGACATCGTGGAGCAGATCCGCGCCGTGCAAGGCGCGGCCAAGCGCCCCGAGGCCGCGCGCAAGCTCGGCGTGGACGTGAAGGACCCGGATGGCGTGGTCAAACGCATCAGCGAACTCAAGGCCGAGCTGGCGCAATGGGAGAACTGGCCCATGCAGCCGGAGCTGGTGGCGAAGGTCAGAGGAAGCAGGATGATGTTCATGGCCTCGCGGGGCAAGTATGACACCGCGCCGCCGGTGCCATTCTATGTGGCTTCGACAGAATCTTACGCCAGAAACTTCGGGGACAACATTATTCAGGTTGAAGTCGCGCCTAAGAAGATACTCGATTTAACGGAGGTTCGTGCAGACGCAGACGATGGTGGGGTTCAGTTGAAGGAGCTTCTGGAGCAACGCGGTGTGGACACCAAGGGCATTCAATTCTTGCGCGACGATGAACTTGCGCAAGCATTGAATCGGAACCTCCCGGAGCTATCAAAACGCATTCGCGAAGCTGGCTTCGATGCGGTCGAACTGAACGAATACGTTTACGGCGGGGGTAGCGACACGACGATGCTTTTAGTTTCGGAAACGGCTGCGCGCAAGCGTGCCGCCTTCTCCCTCGCCGCCGCCGAGTCCGTGCCAGAGCAGCAGGCCCGGCTGGCCCAAGAGCAGGCGCAACGCGAGGCCAAGGCGCAAAAGGACAAGCTCGCCGAGCAAGCCGCGAAGCCCTTGACCGGCACCACCGGCGACCTCGGCCAAGGCGATTTGCTCGCCGGCCCGCAAGACCTCTTCGCCCCGCCTTCGCCCAAGTCGAATCTCAACTCCGGCGCGCTCGGCGAGTCCGGCATGGGCGGGGCCAAGCCGGGCGAGTTCGCGGGCAACTCCGGCACGCCCACGGGCATCAAGAACGCCACGGTGGACGCCGAGCGCGCCAAGCGCGGCCTGCCCCCGGCCATGGAAGCCGCCCGGCGCGACTGGGGCAGCGTGTGGGACGAGGCCATGGCCCGCGTGGACGTTGACCCCGCCGTGCAGGACCGGCTCATCGCCGAGCTGAAGGCCAAGCCCCGCGCCCTCACGGACACCGAGGACGCCCTGCTGCTGCACCGGCAGATTGACTTGCAGAACGAATACGGCCGCGCCACCCGCGAGCTGGCAGCGGCTTACGAGGACAGCAAGGCGTTCCCCAACCGGCTTGAAGCGGTGGAGTCGCTGAAGGCGCAGGTGGCTGAACTCTCCGACCAACTGCTCGAACTCTACGACGTGAACAAGGCGGCGGGCACCGAGACCGGGCGCGGCCTGGCCGCCCGCAAGATGATGGCGAACGAGGATTTCACCCTCGCCGCGATGGAGATGGAGAAGCGCGCCGCCCTCGGCGGTGCCCCGCTCACGGACGCGGAACGCACCGCCATGGCCAAACTGCAAGAGCGCATCGCGGACCTGGAGCGCCGGGCGGTCGAGCGCGAGGAGCAGGTGGCCCAGGAGCGCGCCTCGCGCATGACCGACGAGGCCATCGCCGACATGAAGCGCGAGCTGGCCAGCCGGCCCAGTTACGACCCGCGCATCGTGAAGATTGCCGAGGAGATTGTTGGCAAGCTGGAGAAGCAGGCGGAGAAGTCGCGCGCGTTCCTCAAGGGCAAGTTCCTTTCCCCCACGCCGGAGGACATCTACCACCTCGGCGTCATCGGCGCGGCCAAGATTGCGCGCCTCGGGCTGGACTTCTCCAAGTTCAGCATCGAGATGGCCGCCGAGTTCGGCGACGGCGTGAAGCCTTACCTCCAAGCCGCCTGGGACCGCGCCAACCTGCATCTGGAGAACGAGGGCGCGAAGTATGGCGACAAGTCCGAGCCGGTGAAGCGGCTCCTGCGCAAGCGCGACGAGACGGGCCGGCGCGAGGGCGTCATCGAGGGACTGAAGAAGGGCGTGGCGGAAGGGTTGCCCGTCGGCCTGCTCGGCGACTACGTGCGCAAGCTGGCCTTGTCCTTTGTTCGCGGTGGCGTCACCGAGCGCAACGCGCTGGTGGATGCCGTCCACAAGGTGCTCACCGAGGACATCGGCATGGAGTTGAGCCGGCGCGAGACGATGGACGCCATCAGCGGCTACGGCCGCTTCAAACCGCTGGATGCCGACGCGGCCAAGGCGCAGCTCCGCGACCTCAAGGGCCAGATGCAGCAGGTGGCCAAGCTCGAAGACATCACGGCCAAGAAGCCGTTGCAGAAGACCGGCGTGGAGCGGCGCACCCAGAGCGACGAGGAGCGCCGGCTCATCCAACAGGTGAACGAGGCCAAGCGCCGCTTCGGCGTGGTGGTCACGGACCCGGCCCGGCAGCTCAAGAGCGCGCTGGATGCCGTCCGCACCCGGCTCAAGCACCAGGTGGCGGACCTCGAATACCAGATTGCCACCAAGGAGCGCATCGTGAAGTCCAAGACGGACGCGCCTTTCGACGCCGAGACCAAGCTGCTCGAAGCTCGCCGCGACGCCCTGCGCGCCCAGCTCGACGAACTGGTTCCCAAGCCCGGCCGCACCGACGCGCAACTGCTGGAGCTGGCCATGCGCAACGTGGAGCGCAGCATCGCCGACTACGAGGCGCGCATTGCCGGCGGCGAGATGAACCTCAAGCGGGCCAAGCCGGACATCACCAGCCCCGAGCTGGCCGCGCTCAAGGCGCGGCGCGACGCCGTGCGCGCCGAGTGGCAGGAGTTGCGCGAGCTGGACGGGGAATTCCAACGGCAGCAGGCGGAAGCTGCTTTGACTCGGCAGAAGTCCGCGCTGGAGGAAGCCATCGCCGCCAAGGAGAAGCAGATTGCCGAAGGCCCGAAGCCGCCGGCTGGCCGCGCGGTGTCACGCCCGGCAGACCCCGCGCTGGAGGAGCTGATGCAGAAGCGCGACGCGCTGAACCGGCAACTGGCCGAGGCGCGCAAGAAGCCGTGGGAACAGAAGCACGCGGAGAACGTCGCCCGCCGGCTGGCTGCGATGGAGGAGTCCATCGCCGAGCGCGAGGCCAAGCTGGCGGCAGGGGACTTGTCCACCGAGTCGCGCGCGAAGGTGGCTCGGCCGTTGGCCGACCCGGCCTTGGAGATGGCACGGCAGAAACTCGACGACGTGAACCGCCGGCTGGCCGAGGCGCGCAAGCCCAAGCTCACGCCCGAGGAGCGGGCCTTGAAGGCGCTGCACACCCGCCTCACCACCTCCGCCGCCGAATACGCCGACCGCCTCGCCCGTGGTGACTTCGCCCCACGCGTCCGCAAGCCCGTCCCGACGGACCCGACCACGCTCCGGCTCCGGGCGCAGGCCGAGATGGAGAAAGCCAAGTGGCGCGAAGGTCTGGAGCGCGACCGCTTCCATCGCCTCTCCCCGACCAAGCGCGCCATCGAGCACGCCAAGGAAGTGCTGAACGTGCCCCGCGCCGTGCTGGCCTCGTGGGACGTGTCGGCGGTGCTGCGGCAAGGCGGCTTCATCACGCTCAACCCGATGAACTGGCGGCGGGCCGCGTCGGGGCTGGCACCGATGTTTCGCGCCTTGGCCAGCGAGACGCGCGCGCACATGGTGGACAAGGAAATCCGCGACCGCCCAAACGCGCCACTCTACGCCCGCGCCAAGCTCTTCCTCGCGCCGCTGGACACGTCCAAGCTCACCGCGATGGAGGAGATTTACATGTCGCGCCTCTCCCGCGTCATGCCCGGAGTGCGCTCCTCGGAGCGGGCCTACATCACCTTCCTCAACAAGCTCCGCGCCGACAGCTTTGACGCGCTGGTGGACCGGCTCCAGGCCAAGGGAACGCCGCTGACGGACTTGGAGCTGCAAGCCGTGGGCAACTTCATCAACGTGTCCACCGGGCGCGGCAACATGGGCAAGCACGCCGCCGCCGCCGAGACGCTCGCCACCGTGTTCTTTTCTCCGCGCCTTGTGTTGAGCCGCTTCCAGCTCGTCACCGGCCAGCCGCTCCGCAAGGCCGGCAGCGCCCGCGTGGCGCGCGCGGTCGCCGCAGAATACGCCGGATTCCTCGGTGGCCTCGCCGTCGTCTATGCGCTGGCGAACATGGCCGGCGCGGAGATTGAGACAGACCCGCGCTCATCAGACTTCGGCAAGCTGCGCTTCGGCAACACCCGCGTGGATCCGCTGTCCGGACTTGCGCAGGCTACCGTCTTGCTCTCGCGGGAGATTACAGGCGAGACCAAGACGCAGGCCGGCAAAGTGCGTTCACTTTACGGCGACCTGCCTTATGGTGCGGACACGGCCTGGGATGTCCTGACCAAATTCCTCCGCACCAAGCTCTCGCCTGTGGTTGGCGCAGCGGTGGACCTTCGGACAGGCGAGAACGTCATCGGCGAGAAGACGACGCCCACGGCCACACTTTCGCGCCTTGCCGTCCCGCTCTCCTTCGAGGATATTTACAAGGTCATGCTTGAAGACGGCGTTCCCAAAGGCACCGCCCTGGGCATCCTCTCCCTCTTCGGCTGGGGCCTCCAGCAGCACGACGAGCCGAAGCCCAAGAAGTAGCACCAACTCACGCACCAAAGCGCCGGATTTGCGCGAAACGCTGGTGTTTTTCGGGGTGTCCGCTGCCCTCTTAATCAATTGGTCGTAGGTTCGAGTCCTACCCGGGGCACCAATCTTTCCTCCTTCGTATTCTCCCCGGTTTTGTTGGCGTTTTGTGCGGTTTATTCAATGTTTGCAGGGGGTTTGTGAGGGGCGCGTCGCGGCTGAATCAAGGTCAGCGGCGGAAATTGGCTTGCCGAACGTCGCTCGGAAGCGGAATGTTTGGAACCATGATTGCGCACCAGAACACGCACCAAACAGACGCACCAAGCACCAACCCGGAGCCGAAGCTGGGCAAGGTGAAGTTCCGGGTGGCGGGGCGCGAGTTCACTTTGAGGCAGCGGTGGGCTGGGAAGTTTGCGCCGTGGTATCTGGTCGGGACCATCAACGGCAAGCGGTTCAACCACGCGCTGGGCACCAACGAGGCGGAGACGGCCAAGCAGGTGGCCAAGGTGAAGTTCATCCAGCCGGCGCTCGACAAGGAATGGGGCATTGTGGACTCGAACAAGAAGCGGCGGCACTGGGCGACGGTGGGCGAGTTGCTCGATGCCTGGCGCGGGTTGGAGCTGGGCATCACTGATGGACATCAGCGGGCGGCGGCGAATGCGCTGGCGAATGTCCTGCGGCGCGCGGGCTTTGCGGCCCCCGAGGAGGAGAGCGCGGATGTGCTGTGCGGGCGGACGGCGCGGAGGTTCTTTGATGCGGTGAATCGGGAGTGTGCCAGCCTCGACCAGGTGACGGCGGCGAGTCGGAAGCGGTCGGCCAATTCGGTGTTCAATCAGGCCAAGAGCGTGGTGCAGGTGGCGGCGCTGGCCAGATACCGGGACGCGGGGCTGAACGTGCCCGAGGTGGTGGAGTTTGTCACGGAGGGCAACGCGGAGCGATTCGACAAGGGCTTGGATCTCGAGCAGGAGCCGCCGGGGCCTGAGCTGATGGCCGGGGTGCTCGCGGCGTGGCCGGGGCTGGAGGACTGGAACGAGTTCGCGGCGGTCGGGCTCGAACTGGCGTTTGGCCTGCGGGCCGGCGAGGTGGCGCAGGCGCGGTGGGAGTGGTTCACGGTGCGCGATGGTCTCCACCAGCTCGACGCGCAGGCGACGGTCAAGAACGGGACGGGGCGGCTGCGGGTGGTGGCGCTGAATCCGTTCTGGGCTCAGTTCGAGGCGCGGGCACGGGCGTCGGGGAAATGGCAGGCGGCCGGCTCGGTGCTCGATGGCTCGGAGACGGAGCGGCGCGACTTGGTGTTTCGGCGCGTCAGCGAGTGGCTGCGCGGGCTGGGCTGGCCATTGCAGAAAACGAACCACGGGCTCCGCTCCTGGGCGGGTGGGCAGGTGACGATTCGCTACCGGCTGGAGGAGGCTCAGATTTGGCTTCGTCACAGGAGCATCACGACGACGCAGAGCCACTACACGAGCCGATGGATAGGGGCCGAGGCGCTGCGGGGTGGGAGCGCGGTGGAGTGGGCGCGCGTGGCGGAGAGGATAGAGGGGAGAGGATAGAAGAGAGAAGGCCCGGCGCGCGTGGTGCGGGCCGGGCCTTTGAGTTGGGCGGGTGGACTATGCGCAGAGCGGCGCGGGCGCTTTGGCCTTGGCAGCGGCTTCGAGCTTGAAGAAGCCGGTGACGGCTTTGTGGGTGCCTTCGGGCGTGGCGGCAAGCTGGCCGTCGTTGGCAATCCAAGCCTGCCGGATGTGGGCGCTGGCGTATTCAATGTGCCGGCGGGTGAGTTCGTCGGCCTCGTGGCCGTGGCCGATGGCGCGGAGATGTTCGAGGGCGGCGTCGAGGTGTTGGGCGGTGGTCATGGGGTGGCTTTCTCTTGGTAGTTGCTTGCAGCGCGAGCCTCTGCTTCGAGAGAGAAGGGCAGGCGGACTCGCACGCCGCGCGCGGGGTCGTCTGGTTGCTCCACAATCTTGCGGAGAAGGCTTTGCAGTCGGCGGACTTCGGCGGCGAGCGTGAGCAGGGCCGGCCCGTCGCCGCCGGGTGGGTCGGATTGAATGGGGCCGAAGGTGTCGGCCCATTGGAGTGCTTCTTTGAGGGTCATTTGGTGCCTTTCTCTTGGTAGTTGCTGGCTTGGTCGAGGTGGTGCTGTGCCCAGTCCACCAACTTCTTTTGCGGGCTGCGGTGGGCGGCTTTGACATACGCGGCCTTGCGGCGGCGGGTGATGCGCATGGCAAGAAACGTGTCGGCCGGCTCCGGGCCTTTCTGCGCGTTGGTGTTGTTTTCGAGGCTCATAGGTCAGTTCGCTTTGGTGCCGAGCTTCTGGCGCAGTTCGCTGCCGCCGCTGGCGAGCGTGAACAGTTTGGACAGGCTGACGCCGAGGCTGGCGCGGTCCACTTCTGGGAGCGCCTTGCCGGCATTAGATTCGTGGAGCCACTTTTGAATCCATTGCGCTTCAGCCTTCAGTTGAAGGCAGTGGCGAGTGACGATTTCGGAGGTGTTGGTTTTCATGGTGTGTTGGTGTTGTTTTCGAGGCTCATGGGGTGGTGTGGTTACTTGGTGGTGACTGCGGGAAGGACGCCGGCCAAGGTGCGCTCGATGGTCTCCACGAGCTGCGCATGGGGCGCGGCAAAACGGATTTGGCGGCCAAGGCCGACGGCGACGGTGTAGGGGTGAAGCTCCAAGCCGGGCGCGTGGGCCACGGCGTTGCGCTTGGCGCGGGTGGCGCTGGTCCGGCGGCGCGCGGGCGAGGGCAGGCGCTGGCCGATGGGGCGCGTCTCGTTCATCATGCCATCGTAAAGGCCCATGAAGAACAGCGGCTGGTCGGCAGCGGCGACGCCGGGCACGGTGGCGAAGTGCTGCCAGGAGACGGTGAAGCCCTGCGCGATAGACTGAGCAGCGGCGGCCAGCCGGCGGCAACTGTCGGGCGTGGCGTGCGCGACCAGCTCGCCGGCACAGTGGGAGCAGGGCACGCCGCAGGCGGATTCAATGGCCCACTTTACCGCGTTGGCAACGTGCGGGCAGGTAAAGCGGCCAATGGGGCGGCCATGCTCGGCGCGCTGGTAGCGGCCGGCGAGGATGTCCCCGGCGGGTGCGGCGTCCTGCGCTTGCCAGTCGTAGCGGGCGAGCAGGCGCGCGAGCTTGCGGGCGGCGGTGGTGCGTTCGCCTTCAATGCCCAGGGCGGCGAGGGCTTCCAGCTTGGCGCGCAGGCGTCGGTGGGCGGGTTTGGCGGGTTTAGTTGGATTCATCTTCGGGCTTTCTCTTTCTCGGTGGCCCCGAGTGGCTGCTGGGCGTTCTGCCCCGCCGGCTGCGCACGGCTGCGACCGTGCGCAGGGAGGCGGGTCAGGCGTTCAAATTAAAGCCGCCGGCGATGGCGTTGAACTGGTCCAGCAAATCCTTGCGCTTAAATTCCAGATGCAGGTTTTGGTTCTTGTAGCAGATGGCGCGGAAGTAATCCGTCTCGGCTGTGTTGGTGTCGTTCTGCTTGGTTTGCTGGTCTATGGCGTCGGCCAGCGCGCCTTGATAGCTGGTGGGCTGGGGTTTGCCGTCCAAAAGATGAAACACCTGGTCCAACGCGCGCAGATGGTCCCGCTTGTGGTAGTTGACTCGGTAGCCGCGCCCGTAACCCCGCTCGACGCCGTATTCGATAATGACCTTTTCCCCAACGCCCGCCGCGAAGCTCTTGGCGTTGGTTTTGTATGGCTCGTAGTAGGATTTTCGGTTGGCGTTCCAGCAGTCCGGGCGAAGCCAGCGATAGCACTCGTGGACCTTCTCGCGCAGAAATTCACCGCGCCGGCTGTGCAGTGCTTCAACGGTGGCCAGCAAGTCTTCGTATCGAATCGGCGGAAGCCCGGTGCCCGTCTCAATCTGCGCGTCCAGTTCCTTAATTTGCGCCAAGCTCATCAGCGGCCGCAGCTCAAGGCGGTTAGTGATGGCGCGCCATGCCTGACGTTGGAGCCGTTCAAGACAGTGGGCCGGGTTCTTCCAGTCAATGTAGCCGTGATGTTCCTGCACGCTGAAGGCGTTGGAGCCGCCATCGAAGACCGCCGCAAGCCGGGCCTCGGCGCGGGCGATGGCCTCGAAGGCGGTTTTAATTTCTTGCTCAGTGTCCTGCCAAGCGCGGCAAAGCTCGGTCAACGTGCTGCGGCGCTCCAGGTCGGTGGTGGTGTTCATGCTGTCTGGCCTTTCAATTTCCCGGTCCCGCCGGGTCGGTGTTGGATTAGCTCCAACGGGAAGACCATCGCACCACAGCAGTGGATTGTCAAACAATCAAATTGAGGACAGCAAGAAACGCCAATGAAATCAGGGCAACGGAGGCGAAGATTTATTTTTAGCGGCGCGGTTTCTTTGCGGTGGGCGGCGCGGTGGGCGGTTTGGGGAATGGCGGGTCGTTTAGCGTGGCGGGCTCCGTCGTCGCCATTGAATACGGAGCAAAGCGAGCGGCGAGCACCTCGGCAACAGATTTGCCGGCGCGAAGCTGGGCCATCATTTCCGGCGTGAGCTTGGGCTGTTGTAACTCCAGCTCAAGCGTTGGCAGGGCGCGCTGAATGCACCGGGCAACCACCGTGGCAATGCTGTCGCCCTCCACTTCCGCAATGACTTGCAGCCGGCGGTAGGTGTCCGGGTCAACCGTGCAATTTGCCTGTATCTTGGCCATTTCAGAGAAAGCGTAAGCCCCTTTCACTCGTTGTCAATTTTCACACTTGACGTGTGGATTTATCCAATGTATCCAATGAATCCATAATGAAGAAGCAAGTTGCGACCACCATTGAAATCCGAGATGTGCGCCGCTTGGAGCGGTTGGTGAAGGCTGATGAAAGCCACACGGCCCACATTCTCCGCAAGGCCATCAGCCGGGGCTTGGCTTCGCTGGAGAAGGACGTTTTCGGCGAGCAGGCCGACAAGAAGAACGAGGTGCCGGCGTGATTCCGGCCGAGGTCATGGCGGCGCTGGCAGCGCACCCGGACGCTCTCCGGCAGGTTTCCGAGCCGGACCCGGGCCGAGCCGGTGGGCTCCAGCATGTGGAGTGCTACCCGTCCGGCCTTATCGCGGTGCTTTATCATTGGGGCCGCCGGACTTTTCGCGGGCAGGAGGAGTTGTCCGGGTGGTTGCGTGGGGAGATTCCAAGGAGCTGGCAGGAATGAACGCGCGCGCACCTCATGAACACGCGGCGGACCCCGGTTTGGTCGGGCTCATTTTCGCTGCGGCTGCGGCCGGCTGTGGCGTGCGGCGGTGTGCCTGGTGCGGTGGGTGGCTGGGGCTGGCATTGGAGCTGCCCGAGGGCGCGGTGACTCATGGGATTTGTCCGCGGTGCGACGCGCAGTTTTCGCCCGCGCCGCAGGTGGAGGAACTCAAACCGGAGGTGTGCTGTGCATGATGTGATTGATGTGGCGTCGCTGCTGGTGACTGGCGCGGCCCTGGGTGGCGCGTCGGTCTCCGTCATCTGGTGGTGGGATACGGTCGGCCGTGGCCGGGCTTTTCGGCGCTGGCTGGGTCGTCACGGTGAGTTCGACGCGACGGTGCCCAGTGGCGCGGCGTTTTTGGCTGAGGCACACCGGCGTCGGCAGGAGGAACGGGCGGCGAAACTGAAAGAGGCGGCGCGATGAAGCTCCTGCGACTGCCTGAGCCCAGCATCAAGGTGGGCGAACTCGCGCGCGTGTGGGGCTGTTCCAGTCGCTGGCTGCGCGACCTCATCGCCCAGGGTGAGCTGGAGGCGGTGCGCCTCGGGCGTGACTGGGTGGTGCCGCTGGCGTCGGCAAATCGCTTTTTTGAGGCGCGGAGGGTGAACAAGTGAAGCACGACGCTGAAGAGCAGGAGATTGACCAGCAGCCGGCGCTGCCCGTCATCCTGGACGAAGCGGAGGCGCGCATTTCGTCCGCGCTGGCCAGCACGGCGGCGTTTTCGGGTGCATTCACGGAGCGGGACCAGAGTTTGGTGGACTCCATCCTGTCCTCGTTCGTCGCCGGCGCGACGCAGCGCCAAATAGCCGAGCGGTTCAAGGTGAGCCGCAACACGATTGCGCAGCTCGTCAAGCGGGCCGAGGCCGACGGCAGGCTAGAGCCATATAAAGCAAGGCTCTCGGCGCGGCTCGGGCGCGCGGTCGAGGCGGGCATCGAGCACTGGACCGAGGCTGTCGAGGCCGGGAGGATTTCCGCGGCGCAGATACCGATTGCGGTCGGCATCTTCACGGACAAAAAGCTGTTGCTCGACGGCGAGGCGACCAGCCGCGTGGAGCATGTGCAGGTCGTCACACCGGAGCAGCTCTTGGAGGAGATGAAGAAGGCCAGCATCACCATCGCTTGATTATGCAACACACGCTTTCGGCACGAATCCCCAGCAAAAAGGCATTATCGGCGCGGCGTGGTGGTGGTTTGGTGCGCCTCGCCCGGCGTGACCTCGGCCTGGGCGCGGCTGGTCTGGCGGTGGTGCGGGCGCTGGTGGTGGCCGGCGGCGACGGGCTGGCGGCAGGCGCGGCGCGGTCGGGAGCGGTCGGCGAAGGACGGGGGGGGGGGTCGC